AAACTTGTCGGACACGATTTCCTTAATCGTCGTCAACGCCTCCCGCAACTCCCGCAGCCTCGCTTCGGCGGCTTCGCGGGCTTGCTGTTCGCGGTTATGCGCGGCAATCCACTCGTAAATGCTTTTCCCTTCGACGGTAGGCCGTAGCCCGAGACGGCCAATAAGGCCAGCCTTCAGCCTCTCCACCTCGGCGCGCATCCGCTCAATTTCGTCGGCGGCTTCGTGCAAGAGCCGGTGCGGCCATTTGATTTCGGCGGCAGGGTGCCCCACGCAAGCCTCGCGTAATCGAACCGTCAAGAATTCCTTGTCAGTTGCCATCACTTGCCCTCCCTCGCCCCCACCAGCACCAGACCGGCCAGCAGGAGCATGATTACTGTGGTGCCGTCTATCACCACGGCACGTCGTCGGCCAATGTTGACTCGCTTCGGGCCGCTGCCTTTGGCGCGCCGTCTCGCGGTTTCGGGTCGTACAAGTTCACCACCACGCGGTTGTCGCCTTCCTTCCGGGGGTATGCTGCAAGGTTTACGTCGCTTTCAAGCGTGATGTAGTTGCCGTGCTGGCCTTCGTGCAGGTGCCCGATGGTGCGATAAGTTTTCTTCGTCTCGCCTTCGCGGTTTACCCACGTTCCGGTGACGACGGATAGATTCTTCAAGATAGTCATGCTGCTTCCTTTTGATAGCCAAGGGCTGCAAGTTTGTTGCGGCCTTCAATGATTCGGGCGACGAAAGCCTCAAGGGCTTCGCGCATTTTCTTGATGTATTCCTCGTCGCGCTCAACGCGAATCAGGAGCGGGGGGAGGCCGGGGCAGTACGACAGGAAGTCGCACCATGCGCGGCCTGTAACTAACAAAGCGCCTTGAACCTGCGGGCGGTAGTCCAGCGGTAACGCGCCGTCCAGCAGATAACCGAGATGCGTCTTAGGAGCCGGTGACTTGATTTCAATCAAGCCTTCGTCACTTATCAGTCCGTCCGGAGAACAGCCCAACATTCGCGACTCGTCGGCATAACAGAACGTCACTTGCTCAACGTCCGAATCTCGCTCGAAAGCGTAATAAGCACGCGCCTCGCCTTCGACTTCGCTGCCGCGCTCCATCCACGCCGATATATAGGACTCGGCAGGGCGTCCACTCAGCCATTCCGCTAGAAGCTCGCGCAGGTAGCCTTCTGACGACTTCGACAGTTCACCCTTGGCGGGCGTAATGATTGAGTCGAAGCGCGATGCTGTGGCTATCCCAAGGCGCAGCGCGTGCCATTCCGACGTGCCTTGATCGATGTCCCTGACGATAATCATTTGCGCTTTGCCTCCACCGCCTGAACCACTTCCGAATAGACGCAAGCGGCAATCCCTTCGATACTGGTCGCCTTGTACTTCATCCGCAGAAATTCCATGAACCGTTTCCGGTCAACGCCCACACCAGTAATCAGCGCCTCAAGGTCTGCCGCCTGCTTCTCGGTGATGCGTGGCTGCGCCTCGCTGGCCCCGTTGCCGTCGTCATCCTTGCCAATGGCGATGTTGAAAATCAGTTTCAACAGGTAGCGCATCCCGTACTGCATGGCTGAACCCGCCGCGTGGGTCTTAGTCATTACGTCGCCGCCCTTGGCCCCTTTCCCGTCGGCAGGCATATCGACTTGATAGGTGCGCGTATAGCCAAGCCGGTGAGCGACGTAGCACAGCACCCGAACCATGTCTGTCGGGGCATCCCGTCCGGTGTCGAACGACAAGGAAAAGCCGTTGTCGGTGTAAACCGGGCGCACTACGCGGTCGAGTGCGGCATAAGTGGCATAGTCGCTGCGTGTTTGGCTGTTCGTGCGGTCGGTGGCGACGCGGCCGATAGCTCGCTGGCACTCGCTCATGGCTTCGTTGAAAGCCGTCTCGGCCTTCTTTGACTCCATGCGCTCATACATGGCCATCAGTCTTTCGAGCTTGTCCACGTCGGTATGCGGGTCGCTAGCGGCTCTGGCAATCACAGCCATAATCGCGGCGTTGTCGGCCTGCACTACGGGCAGCGCATCGGGCTGCATGGGTACTACTGCGCTCATCTCTTATCCTCAAAGTCCAATAAACCCTCGGGCGGAATCATGTCGTCTGACTCCTCTGTGTAAACCTGGCCGAACAACTCGCAAATGTCGTCGTGAAAGTCCTCGGTATCTTCGGGATCGGGTGCCGCGTCTTTGCCAATAATGTCGAGACGGGGGCCGAAATTTAATCTAGTCATCGAATTGACCCTCTGTGTATTCGAGACGGATGCGGGCAATGGTGCGATCCGCAATGTCAGCATCCCCGTAGAGTTCAGCGTCGCGTTTTGATTTGTGATTGCGGACAGTGATCACGCCATCCTTCCATTCGTGAATGTTCACCCACAACTCACGCTTAGGCGGCATGAGGTCGGCCACAGATTTGGTATACGAGCTGCGCCCGTCACGCGTCCACCACTCGCTGCGCCATCCGTCGCCCCAAAGCACGGCTCCGTGTATTGACCAATCCCCTTTGCCATCCGTCGCATAAACCCTCGCCTCACGGCCGTCGCGGGTTTTGTAAGTCTCTCCGGGCTTGAATGTCATTTCGCGCTCTCCACTACAGCCAGAACAAACATGCCAGCCGAGACAATCGCAACAATCGCGTATGCAACTCCTTCGCTGAGAATGTGGCGCAAGTCGTCTTTATCCATTGCGCGTCGGCGTGTTGCCTCGGCAGCGCGGTAAACGTAATCAGTGGTGAAAGTTTTCATGCTGCACTCCTGTCCAGATTCACGCGTTCCACTTCGGGCACGTCGTAACCGTAATCAGCGTCACCTGATTCGAGTTCTTCGATGATGTCGGCGAATTCAGAACTGGCGCGCTGCAAAGCCAACAGCGTGATAAGTCGGCCGATAGACTTCTCGGGATCTTCGCCGTCGTCGTCTTTTTCCTCGATGGCGAGTTGAATCAATCGAGTCAATTCAGCCTCGCCGTTGTAAATGCGATCTCGGTCCTGCACGTCGTCAACGATGTACTCCCAACCCGCCACCACCGGCCAGAGTCGGGCCTTGAAGCTGCGGACCTCGGAAGCCTTCGGAATGCCGACCGAGTAAGCGTTGGCGATTTCGTCGCGAATGGCGTCAAGTGCTGACATGGTTTGTCTCTCAGGTGTTAGGCGGGAATCGGAAAAAGTTCTTTGTCCGTTCCGTACAACTTGCTCATGGGCTGATAGCGCAGGAACAAATCAAGCGCGTATTCGGTTCGCTGGTAATGCTCAACCCGACCTGCCCCGCTAGAGCTAGTGTGAGTTCGCAGAAAGTCTCGCAGTCTCGTAGCCGCCGAATCCCGCGCTCCATCGCCAATGCCGGTCTTTAGCACGGCGTAAAATTCCGCGATGCGATCGCGGTCTTGCGTGTGTGCTGCCCGCGCCATGACGCCCGTCACGGCTGCGCTGTTTCCGATGCGATGTTCTCCAGAATGCGGGAGAGAGCAAACCCAATCGATGACATCTTTGTGCGATTGGTACATGCTGAAAACCTCATCAAACAACAGCACTTCATTGGATTGCGGGCCAAGGACGATAACTTTCGCAATCGCGCCGAGTCGGCTGGTGAACTTTGCGCCGACGAAGTGAGCAATGTCGTTATAGGTTCGGCGAATTCCTGCATCCATTGCTGCTATCGACTCAATCGGAACATCGCGCGCAATCATAAAAACCTGAGACGCGCCGCTCTCGATAATGGCTGACAGCGTGTGCTGACCATTTCCTAAATAGCCGTCGGCGGTGAAGCAGATGGCCATCGGCTTCGGCTGCCAGTCTCCGTTGGTCATTGCGCGTGCGTATGCCGATACCGCGTTATTGCGCAGTCGGCGATTTGCTTTGTTCTTGGCTAGCCAAGTGGCTGCGATTTCCGGTGTAACTAACTCGATGGTGATGGTCATGCCATCCCACCGAATTTCTTGAAGTGTCATCGGCTTGTTCATTTTCCTAGCCCTCAAAAAGAGCCGGTGTCCGGTCCCGGCCACAAGTAGGTGGAGAGTCTTCGGTTCATTGCTGGACCGTGGGAGAAGTATGGCACGACGCAATTTAATTGCAAGCACCTTGCGCAAAGTTTTTTTATGTGCCATTCTTCAGCCATGACATACGACGAAGTAATCGGGCACTACGGGACGGTAATCCGCGCTTCTCAGAAGCTGGGGATTACCCATCAGGCTATATATGCGTGGAAAAAAGCGGGATATATTCCGCACCGCGCCCAGAAGCATATTCAGGCGGAATCGCGGGGAAAACTCAAGATTAACAGGGCCGCCGCATGACTCTCCTTCGCGCCGCTGTCCCCTCCAGCGCGCGGATTGACGCTACGGTTCCCCTCCGTGTCCAAGCTGGTTCCCGGTTCCAGCGCGTCAGAAATACCGGGGCTAATTCTTTATTCGTTCTATCACTCATGGTTACGCCGCTTCTGGTGGCGGTGACTGTCGCGTTGCTGCTTTCGCTGTAGCGACAAGCTCATTCACCAATTCGCGAAACCAAGCAACAAAAAACACGTAAACCGCGATGACTGTCACAGAAACACACAAGACGGAATCAGGCGTTTTTACGGGGGTATCGGGGCAAATGTCCGGCAGCACTAACGCTATCAACGTCGATTCGGTTGTTCGGTGCGCCACGCAACACAAGGTGAAATAACCGACATGCGACACGGACACGATATCAAAGACGAAGCGACTGACGCCGAGGCAATGGAGGCCATTGAGGCCGGATTGACTCCGATGAAGGTGCAGATGGCGGTGCTTTCTCAAACGCGGGCCGAGACTGCGAGCGAGTACGGCTTTGAGCGAAACACGATTACGCGGCTGGCGTTGCGTTGGCCGATTTTGGGGGAAGCATGAGCGCAGTTCTTTCGCTGACGTTAATTGAGCGCAGCAATCTTGCCGCGCACGAGCAGACTATTGATCGCGCCCGCAGCGCCTTTGTGGATGCGGGGCTGGCTTTGTCCGCCATTCGCGACGGCAAGCTGTACCGCGAGACGCATTCGACGTTTGAGGATTACTGCCGAGATCGCTGGCAGTTCGAGAAGTCGCATGTCTACAGGCTGATGGATGCGGCCGAGGTAGTTAAAGTAATTTCTAAAGATTCCCCCATGGGGGAAGTATTGCCCGCCAACGAAAGACAAGCGCGCCCACTGGTTGATGTGCCAGAAGAAAACCGCGCCGAAGTTTGGGCGGAGGTTGTCGAAACAGCGCCCCGCAACGATGCGGGCGCCCCCGTCGTTACAGCCCGCCACGTCGAGGCTGTAGTAGAAAAGCGTGCTCACGTCGCCAACAACAGCGGCGAGAACGAATGGTATACCCCGCCCGCATTCACCGCCGCCGCCCGCGAAGTGATGGGCGAAATTGATCTTGACCCTGCTAGTTGCGAGACGGCAAACGCAAGCGTTCAGGCCGCGCAAATTTACACGGCAAGCGATAACGGACTGGAGCAGCCGTGGAGCGGGCGTGTGTGGATGAACCCGCCTTATGCGCAGCCTTTAATCGCCGAATTCTGCAATGCGCTGATCAAGCACATTGCCTGCCAGACAGTCACGCAGGCTTGCGTGCTGGTGAACAACGGCACAGAGACCGCGTGGGGCCAGCAACTTATCGCCAACGCTTCCGCAGTGTGCTTTCCAAAGTCGCGCATCCGCTTCGTTGACAAGGAAGGAAAGCCTTCCGGGGCTCCGTTGCAAGGCCAGATGATCTGCTACTTCGGCGCTTCCGTCGATGAGTTTTCGTGGGAGTTTTCAAAGTTTGGCGTGGTGCTGCGCAATGGGTGAAGTCGCAGACATTCGCGGGATTATTCGCAACCGAGATCGCAAGCAGCAGATTATTGATTTCAGCGGCCTGCGCTACGGATTGATCACGCCTACCGATATTGATGGCGTTATTGAGTACAAAAATTCGTGCTTTTTGTTTATGGAGTTCAAGTGCTCATTCGGAGCAAAGATCCCGGCAGGGCAGCGCATTGCGCTTGAGCGGCTGTGCGACGGCTTAGACAGGCCGGCGATTCTAATCCATGCCGTCCACGATGCGCAGATCGGGCAAGACATTAACGCGCGAAATTCATTCGTGTATCGCTACTACTGGAAAGGCAAATGGAAAGCGCCTGACGACGTGATGTCGGTAGGTGAGGCCGCTGATCGCTTTTTCGATAAGCACGCGCCAGGGGGCTGAATGAAGTGGTTTAAACACGATTCCGACGCCAACCGCGATCCGAAACTTGAGAAAGTTTTGATGCGCTACGGTGCCGAAGGTTATGCCTTGTATTGGCTGTGTCTTGAATTGATCGCCGCGCCTATTGATAAGCAAAGGATCACCTTCGAGCTTGAACACGACGCCGAGATTCTGGCCCACCGGCTACGCATGGATTCCGCCCGCGTCGAGGAAATCATGAAATATATGATTGGGCTGGATCTGTTTGAAATTAGCGCCACCAGCACCCGGATCACATGCCTGAAACTGGCTTCGAGACTAGAAAATTCCATAGTCAAAAATCCAAATCTCAAGCAAGTACAACAACTTATCAAGCCTGATGCTGTCCCAGACAATCCCGGACAATCCCGGATTACTTCCGACAACTCCGGAATAGTTCGGCTAGATATAGATATAGATATAGATACAGATAAGAAGAAGATCGGAGAGCGCGAAACGCGCCCACCAAAGAAGCAGCAACTACCTGCTGACTTCACCCTCACGCCTGATCGTGCTGCCGTCTTGGCAGAAGTCCACCCGACTGCTGACGCCTTCTCAGAATTCGCCCATTTCACCGATCACCACCGATCTCATGCGTCTGTCATGGCTGACTGGGACGCCGCATGGCGGACGTGGTGCAGAAACTCCAAACGCTTTAGCCGAGGCCAACATGGATCACATAGCGAAAGCCGCCCACAAAGTGCTGTCGACAGGGTACGCGCAGCAGCAGCACAACGCGCTGCCCACGGAAATTATTGATCGTGTCTGGACGCGCATGACTGAAATTTATGGCCACAAGTGGACTTCCAACTATGGCACCGAGGACAGCGAGGGGACGTGGGCTAAGGGGCTGGCGGACATGACTAACACGGATCTCAAACGCGGCTTTTTTGCCTGCCTGAATAACGGCGAATCCTGGCCGCCGTCGCTGCCTGAATTCCGGGTGTTGTGCAAAACACCCAAGCGGGAGAATTCCGCCATGTACGCACTTCCTGCTTCGCGACAGCTACCCCACAAATTGAGTGACGACAGCCGCAGCAAAGGCCGCGAAATGCTGGCCGCGCTGAAGGCGGGGCTGAAAGCATGAGGCGCGAATGGCTTACCACCGAAGAAAAGAAGCTGCGCGAATTGTTCCCGGTCTACAAAACAAAAGACGTCGCAAAAGTTTTGGGCCGATCTTATGGGTCGATAAGCGACAAAGCACATTTGTTAGGACTGACAAAAAAGTTTGATTTCATTGATCGGTGGCTACCTGGGCAAAAGCCAAAGCACGCGAAAAAAGGCCAGCATTCCCCCGGCTGTGAAAAAACATGGTTTAAGACTGGCAACAATGCCAGATCGTTTCCAATTGGATCGGAAACGATGCGATGGGGGTCCTTGCTTGTCAAGGTCACCGACTACCCATGCCCGGACGGCAACACTAGACAAAAGATGATGACGAATTGGAAGCGCAAAAAGGATCTGGTGTGGGTCGAGAATTTCGGGCCGATCCCAGAAGGGCATTTAGTGACAATGAAAGACGGCGATAAAAGAAACTGCGCCCCCGAGAATCTTGCGCTAGTCACGCGCGCCCACTTGTCGAAATACGCAAAACGCAACGTCGAGAAGTGGAGGGCGTCGATGGGGAAAATATGGGCGGCGAGAAAAGAAGCCCATGCCTGAATGGCGTCCAGCCAAAGACAAGGACGGCAGGCCAACGAAGTATGCAGAAACAGACGGCACCTGCACCGTCTGCGCGTGCAAGGTGAAAGACGAATGGAAGGGCGTTTTGTGGAAAGGCAAGCAAATGGTGGCGGTGTACAACTCGCCACGCGAAGCCAAAGCCGCAGCCTACGATTACCAGTGAGGCGTGTATGAACTTTAGACTTTCCGGCCGACACGACTGGCAACGAATCCGCGACTACGTTGCAAGCCTTGCATGGCAGCGTCCGAAACTGGACACGGACTGTAAACCAATCCTTGACAGTCCCGGCGCTCCCGTCATGGCTGGAATCCAGTACCGCGTGACGATTGAGGAAGTGAAATCGAAGCGCAGCCTTGAACAGAACAACCGCTATTGGGCGCTTATGACGGCTATCAGCAAACAAGCGCCAGCCTATCAAGGCGGCGTCTGGTACTCCGCTGAGGTATGGCACGCGTACTGCGCGACAAGATTCCTTGGCATGGAGTCGGGGCCATACGGCACTGGCGTACCCAAAAGCACCAGCAAGCTGAAAGTCGGCGAATTCTGCGAGTACATGGTGGAGATCGAAATCTGGGCCGGCGAGCAGTTCGCTGGCTTTGAATTTGAGTGGGAGCAAGCGGCATGAGGCGCGCAGCCCGCAAAGACAAAAACCAAAACGACATAGCCGAGGCGCTAACTAAGGCTGGCGCGACTGTCACGGACTTGTCCAAGGCTGGCGGCGGTGTGACTGACTTGCTGGTGAGTTACGGCCGCAAGTGGTTTGTGCTGGAAGTGAAGAATCCCAACGTACCGCCCAGCAACCGAAAGCTGACCCCGGCACAGGTGGAATGGCACGCAAAGCAACGCGCCCCGGTGCATGTCGTCATGACGCCTGACCAAGCCCTTAATGCCATTGGCGCGACGTATGACGCCATAGCCGCGCGCTACGTGCTGGACCACTACTCATGACCGCCGCCGAACGCCGACACCTGACGCGCATCAAGGAAATGGACTGCGGCTTGTGTGGCGCTAGCGGTCCAAGTGACGCGCACCACGTTCGCGAAGGGCAGGGCATGGCGCAGCGCGCGCCGCACTGGCTGGCGATTCCATTATGTAAGGAATGTCACCAAGGCAAAGACGGACTGCACGGCACTAGGGCGCTCTGGCGCGTTTACAAGCAAGACGAGTTATCCGTGCTTGCGGAAACCATTGGGAGGCTAGTCGCATGAATCACCAACAACGCGAAGCAATCCGCCAAGCCAAAATATTAAGGGCCGAGCCAGACCCGACAGGGCTAGCCGAGGACGTTCGCAAGATTAGCTGTCGGTTCCAAATCAAGTATCGCTGCCAGCACCGGACAGAACACTTGGAATACGACCCAACCGGCGAGGTGAAATTGCCAGCCCCAAGCTGCAATTCGTGCCACAACTACATCGACGCGGCTTTCCGGCAGGACGTGAAGTCCGAGGAAGCGCATGTGCGTATCAAGCTGGCCATTCTCGGCACCTACGAGGCGCTTATGGAATGGGACAAGCCCGCTGACCCCGGTATCTGGACGGGGCTTGGCGACAAATGACAGCAACAGCAAGGCAAAGAAACGAAACCAGCGTTAATCGGCTGAAAGAGGAGCTTCGAGAATGGGCCAAGTGGTACGCCGGCAAACGCTCTGAGTCGGAAAGTTCGGGCGACGGCTACAGCAGCACCACGGTTCTAGGGCAGGCGTTTGACGGACACATAAAAGCACCATTCTCAAGCTGCATACCGCATGGGGTAGAACCGCCTTATGACTTGGCCCGCATTTGCCACGCAATGATTAACCTGTTGGGAGATCCCCGATTAGGCTGGTACGTGTCAGCGACAAGGACGTTTTACCTTGCCGGCGAGAATGTTCAGGCCGTCATGAAGGAAAAGAACTGCAAGCGGACGACAGCCTATGCAATGTCCGAACGAGGAGAGGACGCAATACGGGCATTCTTGAGGGCTTGATTCGTCCCGGAATTTATGCAAGTATTCGGGCAAGTTCGATAACTACCTCTGAAACCCGCCTCGCGCGGGTTTTTTTACGTCTCCACTCCAACCAAGAAACACGATATGCAATGCACGATTCGGACTTTTCAACAGTCATTGCATGGGTTGGTGGCGTAGTGCTTTCCGCGTTGGGTTGGTTAATCAACAGGGAAATCAGGCGCAACGACGAGTACGGCGCGAGAATCGACGACATCGAAAAGACTATTCCGGGACTGGTCAAGCACACAGACCTGGAGCGCACCGAGACAACCATCATCAACGCCATCAATGATTTGAAAGGCGAGGTCCGGGGCGAGCGGGACCGCATCAACCGGCTGACCGAGCACCGGAATTGACCGAAACCCTGTTTACGCAGATTGCCCGCCACGAAGGGCTACGCCTGACCCCATACCGCTGCACCGCTGGCAAGTTGACTATCGGCTACGGCCGAAACTTGGACGACCGAGGCATCCGCGAAGAAGAAGCGCGCGTCATGCTGCAAAACGACATTTCCGAAGTCATCGCCGTCTTGCGTTCCCACCTGCCTTGGTTCGCTGCCGCACATAACGCGGTTCAATGGGTGCTGGTCAACATGGGTATCAACCTCGGCACCAGCGGACTGCTTAAGTTCAAGCGCACGTTGGCTTACTTGGAAGCGGAACAGTACAACTCAGCAGCGGACGAGATGCTTGATAGCTTGTGGGCCAAGCAAGTGCCGAACCGGGCTAAAGAACTGTCCGACATGATTCGGGGTCTCGCATGATCGGTGACGCGATAGCCGGTGTAGTCGGCAAAATCATTGATAGGGCATGGCCTGACCCGACACAGAAAGCCGCTGCAATGCTCGAGCTAGAGCGCATGAAGCAGGCCGGCGACTTCAAAGAAATCGACGCAGACCTGCAACGCGCTCAAATGCAGGCCGACGTGAACAAAGTGGAGGCGGGCAGTGCTGACCCGTTCACCTCTCGCTGGCGTCCTAGCGTTGGCTACGTTTGCGCTGCTGGCCTTGCCTATGCTGCCATCATAGAGCCCTGCCTGCGGCTCGCTGTGACGGTCGGCGGGGTATCTGCGGCGCTTCCTGCTGTAGACACCACTTTGACCATGCAACTGCTGTTCGGCCTGCTGGGCTTGGGCGGGATGCGGAGCTATGACAAGTCGAAGGGCGCTGCCTGATTTTAGATTTCGGGCGTCGGTTTTCTAAAGGATTCCATGCCAAAAACGCCAGCGGGATTCCGGTCGGCGATACCGCAAGCCGAGTTTGAGAGAGTCTTAGATGCCCATGACGGCAACTGCTACCAAGCCGCTAAGGTGCTGGGCTTGCTTCATCGCTCTGTCGCTACGCGGTGGGCAAAGGTAAAGAAGCGCCGCGCAGCAGAAGAAATCACCGAACCGCAATTGCCGGTCTTTCCGGCCGGCGATATTCACGTTGACGAGATACGCCAAACCCTCTCGCAGCGGTTCGAGAAACGCAACGAGCTAGCGAAAGCAAAAGAGTGGTTCGAGATACGGATGCCCAACAAGCCATTCGGCTTGATGATTTGGGGCGACCCGCACATAGACTCGAATGGCTGCAACTGGCCGCTGTTAGAGCGCGATGTGGAGATAGCCAAACGTGACGGGATTTACTCGCTCAACATCGGCGACACGCTGGATAACTGGCCGAACGGTAGCCGGTTGGTTGCTTTGTATGCCCATTCTGACCAGTCAGTGGAGACATCGCACAAGCTGGCAAGATGGTTTCTTGAGGATTCTGGCATTCATTGGCTGGTTGTCCTGCTGGGCAATCACGATTTATGGCCTGGGCATACTAATCTCAAGCATCTTGTAAAGAAGCCTCTCATCATGGAGCCGTGGGGCGCGCGCTTCACGCTTTCATGCGGTAGCCAGAAGTTCCGAGTCTGGGCCGCGCACGACTTCCCCGGCCATTCCATGTGGAACAGTTCCCACGGGATGCAGAAAGCGGCGCATATGAAGGAATCGTGCGACCTGTATCTTGCAGGCCACACCCACAACTGGGCTTTGCATCAAGAGGAATCAGCTAGTCGCGATTTCGTCTACTGGACGGCTCGCGCTCGCGGTTACAAGTTCATTGACGACCACGCTGACCGCCTTGGCTACATGCCACAAAAGGAAGGCGCATCCATTCTCGCGGTGTTCAATCCTAATACAACCAGCATGGCTGGCAGGCTCCAATGCTTTGCCGATGTTGAGGTAGGCGCGGAGTATTTGAAATGGCTACGGAAGTGACCGACATTAGCAAGGCCCGCAAGAAAAAGGGCGACGACGAAGAGAAGATTTGGGAATGCCCCGAGTGCCAGTGCGGCCTGTTCTGGTGTCTGGTTGATGGCCCAATTGTCTGCGCTAATTGCGGCTGCGCTGCTGAAAATATTCTAGTGACGGAAATCTAATGGCATCAGGCGACACACTCGCGACATTCTTTCCTGCGGATAACGAACCGCCGGCCTCGGCTTGCGTTATCCGGTGACGTGATAGGAAAAACTATGTTTGAGGCAGATGGGGGATTGGGGAGTGTTACCGTGGTGGCTACCGTAAATCGCGGAATGAGCGCGGATGAGTGGGTAGAAATCGCGACCAACAAAATCATATCGGTTGCTGCTGACGCACCGATGCCAATTCGTGAGCAGGCGCTGGCGTATCAAGATCAGATTCGCACGGTGCTGCGGTTCTACTTTACAAAAGTTGCTCGGAGTGAGCGGGTAACTGTTGCAGCAGTGCTTCGTAAAGAAGGATTCGCGCAACTCGCTGACAAAATTGAAGATTTGTAACAGGAAAAATTAGATGGCTATTACACAAGCCATGTGCACCAGCTTTAAGGGCGAAGTCATGCAGGCGCTGCATGATTTTACCACGAGCACCGGCAATGTGTTCAAGATTGGCCTATACACCTCGACCGCGACGATGAGTGCGTCTACCACGGCGTATAGTGCAACCAACGAAGCGTCTGGCACCAACTATGTGGCGGGCGGTAACACCCTTACCAACGTCACGCCGACCACTTCGGGCACCACGGGGTTCACCGATTTCGCCGACACCACGTGGTCAGCGGCGACCATCACCGCACGTGGCGCGTTGATCTACAACAGCACCAATACCAACCGTGGCGTGGCTGTGCTGGACTTCGGCACGGACCAAACCTC